CACGAGACATGGCCAACGCACCTGTAATATCTTCATTTACTTGTTTGTATTTATCCTGACCAAGTATACTTTCAATCTCAGGAGATACTATTTTTTCTATTTGTAGGGTATGATTCCACACCACATCAAAGGATTTAGAAGCAGTATCAAACAATTTGGCCACAGCTTCTAGTTGGGATTGCTCAGTTACTGGAAACTCATCATTACCTATTGTTATCTTTAATATGTAGTTAGTAATACCGTCTAGAGTGCTGAGATCTGCCTGTCTTAACGCATTCTTATATTCTATAGCTTCAAATGACTTTACTCCTCGTGGACGAGGATATCGTTCATAAGGCATCTTACGATAATCAACCTCGCCAACATACATTGGATCTAGTGGGATACCACCGCCTTTTTCTACAGCATTTTTAAAATCACTGGGCAGTAATTTTATTATTTCCTTCTCCTCATCTGAAAGCTCAGAACCGGTCTTGGTTAGCATTTTCTTCAATTCGTCCGAGGGTGTGAGTGTAACCTTACTATCATTGAATAACAAGCTACCAGTTATTTCTATGTTAAGCGGATTAAGCACCGTATAACCTATTGGTATATAACCACTAGACCATTTTTTCTTTTTCTGAGCAAACTCTTTAGAGTTCCTACGAATTTCATTTATCTGCTTACCCCGTTCTACTATGTTTCTTAACACACTTTTTTCAACTTTTGTGCCTGGGGCCGGTGATAAATAAGTAATACCCGGCTCATATTTTCCTACTATTTTATACGTCCTAACCATACCGACTCTAAATAGATCAAAAAATATCCAGCCTATAACTTCTTTGAAGTTTACATCCAAATTCCACACATCATAAAAAAGCTTTATGGCTGAATCATCTAAATCGTTTTCGAAACCTTTAGAGGCTAAATTGGTTAGAATATCTATAGTAGAACCATAAATATCCTGCTCAACATAATAACGCATGGCTCTCTGAAATAATTCTTTGGGTGTAGAATCATATGGAGATTTATACGCCTGAGCTAAATCTAAAGTAGACCTACTAATAGTAGATCTCTGTATGGTGCTAGCACGTTCTAGGGTGCGCATCTTTATAGCATCTTCGGCTCCTAACCCCGCTAGTGCTTTTTTATTAGGGGTTAGAAACAACGATGCAGTCTTACCATCGTACTCTATTTTCTGTAGCCCTATTTCAGGATTAGCTTCCTTAATAGCGGCAGTCAGTTTATTTATCTCTTGTGACTCCATATGTTTATATCCTTATAATAATTATATTTTCTTTAATCTGCGCTCAGTATCTTCATCCATAGGACCTAGCTTGGGAGCAAAATAACTCCTGGCAATTTTATAACCTTCACGCAAACCTACTACAGCAAGAAAAGCCGTGATAAACTCTCCACCAGTAATTTTGTCATGCAAACACATATATACACATACACCTAAAAACCAAACCTTAATACTAATAACATTATCCATCAAATTCTCTACCCAACCCATAAAAAATCTACCAAATTCTCCTGCGACTTTTCCCACGTCTTGTAAATTTTTTTCCATAATAAATACCCCCTATTAAATAAAATAGACTTCTCTATTAGATAGAGTAGTTAGTTAAATCTTTCTTTGTAAAACGGCTTTATTTAAATAGACGGTGTCACCACCCCCACTTTGTCTAACAAAACTAGCCCCCATACCGTGGGGCCTTATAAGCCCCTCTCCCTCTAACACCACACTTGGTACCTCAGAATCTTTATTCAATTCAGTAACACCGAAAGAAGCCAGTAATATAGCAGAATATAAATCTTTATTTTGTCCCTTTTTAGGAGTATCAAAATGCCTTACCCCTCTCTGAGTTTCTGTCACAACTATGTTCAGCATTTGAGATTTTAGTAGTCTAATATCCTCATAGGATTTCTCTTCTAATTCAGAACTACTACGTGGTAGTTCTGGGAAGCGTAATCTGTTGTTTTCTAATAAAGATAGTGTATTAAAATTAGCATCTGATATCCAAACCGGTGCGAAATTAATAAGTCGTAATATCCTGCGACCCGCTTTATACTTTGTAAGATCATCATCCATATCAAGTATTGGGGTTTCATTATTATAACCTTCCGCTAACAAGTCTTTTACAGCATTACCTCCACCCTGAGCATCCATGTAAATTCTTATTATATTAAAGTTCTTTATCACTCTTTGTATAGATTTTGTCATATCTTGTACAGCCTGACTTTTTAAACCTTTTACGTAGACTACTTTATTTGGGCTGCCAAGCTCAATGACTACTATACCAAACAGAGCCGACCCACCTTGGTTAGGGTCTATGCCTAATACGTATTCTTTGCCGGCGTCTCCGTGGGATTTTACGGTAAAATCACTACCTCGTGTACAAGTATCAAGTAAAGATGCTTTAAAAAACCCTTCACTATCTGACACCATAGCAGCTTCATATTCCATCATAAATTCTATATTCGACATGGTTCTTTTTGCTTCATTAACATTCTTCATATCTAAGAAGCCTTTAGGAAGCATATTATATGGAATTTGGTGTACTGCATAACTGCTTTTTTCGCCATCTTCTCTAATGGCTTTCCAATAAGTTTTCATTCTATGCCACATATGGTTAAATTTAAAATAACCGGACGAAGTCATTACCATTTTATTTGCGGCTTCTTCCATTAAATCATCTTCTGTGGCTAGACCTTCTTTTATTAGCTGCTCTATTCGCTCTATTTCGCGCACTTTTTGCATAGGCTCTAAACTAACTGCGGCCATAGGGCGAATAACCATGTCAATAATGTCGGAAGGCATTTGGGCCAACTCATCTATTTCTATCAAATAGAAACGAGACCCTCTTATCTTTGCACCATCCACACCTACTGGCAGCGCTTCTATAAAACTACCATTGGATATGTCGGTACCTTTAAATCTTAAATTACAAGTGTCGGCGCCCCTCACTGGACGCTTTTCGCACGCCTCTCTAAGTATAGAGGACTTATTATAAATCTTTTCCACTTCGGCAAAAATCATTTTGGATTGACGAAATGAGGGGGCTAACAAACCTACCCTATATCCTGGATAAAGCAAGGCATGAAGAGCCGCATTAACTCCAAGTAGGAAGGTTTTTCCTAGCCCGCGGCTTGCTACAGTAATAGAATAGCTTTTAAACCACATATCATTCAACACTATTCTTTGTATCGGTGCCAAGTCTACTTTCAACAAGTCATATGCAGCTAATACAGGGTTGTTTCTATAAAACTGTATCATCTCTGAACCCATGTCCAGTAAATTTTCCATATCAGCATAAATATCAATAGAAGACATTAATCTTCCTCCACGTCAAATACCTCTGCATCTTGGTCATTTTTGTTGCCAATAAAAAACTCAGACTTTTTTAGCTCGGCATCCTCTATTTCAAACTGGGCCACCTTATTCAATAAATGATCTTTTTTATTCTGGTCAAACGCCACCGCTAAATCAACTATAGATATACCACTATATTTCTTAGGATCTACCCTATCCTTACGTCTAGTGGCTAAATTCTCTTTCAATTTATCGGTTTGTTTTCGTAGCCGTTCTATGGCAGCAGAGGCATCTATCTGCATATCCGTGTTATTACGCATAGACTGTAATAGTCTAACCTCTAACACCCGATTGGTTGCAATAGACATAATATCATCAAGATCATTTGCAGATAATTGTGATTCGTCAAAGTCTTTAAGATATATCTCCATTAATCCATTAAACATCTTCAGCTCTTCTTCTGAAAATAAAGACGCCGAAGGTATAATATCATAAAGAACATCTTTAAATTTAGGTGGGTTCTTGGGCCTGCCTACTGGTTTACTCATATATTATCCTAACATATTATGGAATTAAATTCTTCTAATTCTTCATTCATATGATTCAAAATCAGTTGCTCTTTTAATAGCAGCAGGAATTCCGGTGTGGCAAAGTGATAAAAATTGTCTATGTCCGGACCAAAACTTATCTCGGTCTGACTTATGTAAAACAGCCTTTTATTAGGCATTATATCTTCGGAATTATCCAAAGCATATTTATGGTCTACTAACCAATCAGTGGCTTCTTTTGAAAAATT